CATAATTTCCGTTATGGTTCGGGTACACTCACGTGATTCGTTAATACGTGGTGAGTGTTTCGACATTCACGATCGTTTTCAATCGTTTGTGGAAGAGTTGAATAAGGCTTATAACCTTATTCTTCCCTGTCCGCGACTTGAAAGTGACGTCGATATTAAGAAGTTCTGTTCAGGACTTCTTGAGGGTCAAATTGATCACCCCTGGAGAGTCTATCTCCGGAGTAGTCGTGCATCCGTTAGAACCCGGATGTCGATTGCTCATTCCCTCTTTCTTTTCCGTAAAGTCATACCGAGCGAGGCGCCCAGTTTGACGTCTTATTTCGAGCGGATCACCAGTCCCCAAGACTGTGCTGATCCTCATTTCCTGCATTTTTGTAGGAAATGGATTAGGAGCAATGTCCCCGTTGGGTGGGATCGTTCCTATCGAGATAAGTGTTCAATGAGCGTCCTGCCTATCACCTCGTGTTACGAGGCTGGGAGGTCGGACGGAGGTTGTCGAGGCTTAATACAGCAGATGAAGATAGATCGTGAAGAGTTCTCTCTTTATGTTCTTGAATCAGTTGTTCCTCGGCCACGTGGGCGTTCTCGAGTACAGGCTGTTCTGGCTGGTGACAAGTGGAGAATCATTTCAATCCCACCCTTGTGGGACAATGCTCTCCGTCCTTTTCATCAGAGCCTGTACGATTTTGTCTCTAAACAAGAATGGTGCCTCCGAGGCGACGCTAAGCCTGGTCGGTTCAAGGAGTTCACTCGAACGGGTGAGGTCTTTGTCAGTGGTGATTACGAATCCGCCACTGATAACTTGAATTCGGAGGTCCAACGGACCATTCTCTGTGAGTTGATTATGAAGAGCCGTTCTTTGCCCCGTGGCATTGCTCTTCACTCTCTAGCTACTTTCAGTTCAGAACTGGAATGTAATGGAGTCGTTGGTGTACAACAACGAGGTCAGCTTATGGGACAGTTACTTTCTTTCCCCTTACTTTGTCTTGTCAATTATTTAGCATTCAAGTTCTCCGTCCCTAGGGACGTCCCCGTAAAGATTAACGGCGATGACATTGTTTTCCGCGCAAGGGAAGACGAGGCTGATCATTGGCGTGAGAATGTTAAATTGGCAGGGCTCACTCTGAGTCCCGGGAAAACCCTTCAATCGCGCCGCTTTTTCTCTTTGAATAGTTGCATGTTTGAAGCCGGTGTTTCAGGTGCTCTCTCAGTCGGGTTCGTGAGGCCGAAGGCCTTGTGGGGTTCGGGTGAGAGACAATGTGAGCGAGTGATGTCGTTGGCTCCTAGGTTTAGGAGTTACCTCGTCGGAATGGGGCGAAGGAGACGTGTAGGCTTCGACACGTTCTTTCTTCGTGAGAATTTCGATACGATACTTCGGTGTCGGAGGTCACTCACAAGGGGTATGGGGATGAAAGTATCGGAGGATGCGTTGAGGGGCTCAGGCCTCTGGCATAGGGAGCTGTTCTATCTTGAGCAAGAGTCAGAACGCCCTTTGCCCACTTTTAGTTTTTCTCAACTTAAGTGCAACGACATCCCACCTGGATGGACACAAGTCTCTCCTCATTGGCATCCTCCTGAGGTTGTCAAAGGGTGGAGTTATCGGCTCGGCATTGAGATGTGTCGGTCTGCTTGGGTTCGAAAGGTGATGACTGATTCGGACGCGGAAAAGACCTGGATGTCTTCTCTTGACTATGGCTGTTCGCCTTGGGGTTTGAAGCACTTCGGTGCTTTCAAGTCGAGCTTGCTTAGGATGTCAAGACGTCAACTGTGGCGTTGGCGTTGCATTCGGGAGAATCGGTCCTTTTTCGGAAGGTGTGCCTTTTCTAAGGGGAAAGGGGTGTGGATGCCGGGCACTCACCTTCCTCTAGAGGAAGATAAGTGTGACAGATTGGCCTTGCCTTCAGGTTCTGTCGGACCCCCTTTGAGTTTACTCCAAGGGGTGAAGATAGTTCTAGACGAAAGCTGTTAACTCAGTTATGCTCGACGGATCCCGGTAGCTGGATCAACATGAGAGAAACCTAGTATCGCGCGGGAGCGTCCTGTCTGTGGAAGTCAGACCCACTTTTGTGGCAACGTTAGCGTCGTGAACGGGAACCCTATTTCACCCATCATGTCCTTCATAGGAAGAAGCAGAAGAACGGGGATTCTGCTGGTCTTGTTGAGCGCGGTAGTTCGTGGAGGGAGGTTTTCCGAGTGCCACTCGGGCGTGATGATGGTTCATCGCAAGGGGGTTCTGTTTGATAGGTTCGATTCCTATTAATCCC